ATTCGTTCTTGTACTGCTCCTTCCTGTCCATCCCAAAACCCCTGGTTCTCGCTACTAACAAGCTAGTCTATGACCCAGTAGTGGCCCTAGAGCTTACAGCTGGTCTGACTCCTTCTGCACTATGCCGGCCTATAGCGTGCTCTCCTCGGAGTGCATTTCTTGTTCCTTATGCAACTAGAAGACTCTTCTCCCGTGCTCTGGACGTTGGACATGCAGCTCTTGCTCTTGCTGATCACTCAGGATCCAATCTGCGAGTCATTATAGGCCTTCCAGAGCTCCGTGGGATTACACTGTCTCATTGCATTAGCTTGGCTAGTCTAGAAATTGCCAGTGCTTCAATCAAGGGAGTATTCCTTAAAAACTTAGGTAACCCTCGTTGGTCCCTACTGCCTGCAATTGTGGCAATGTCCTCAGCCTTTGCTTCCAAGATTGCCTTATTAGCAAAGAGTCCATATATGGCAGAAGATCCTCTTGTTGCACGTTATGGAGGGGCGGGGGATCCAGGGTATGTACCGACTAGTCTCACACTTCAATCTCGGATCTCCTCGGAAATGTCGTCTCTTTCTTCACGATTGCTCCTTGACCTGCAGAGCGAGTTGTACACTGGGAAAATCATATTGTTCCAAGATGAGCATGCAGGAAGCACAAGCCGTGCTCTCGTTCGGTTCTTCTCAACTGCTGTTTGGAGAAGTGTCCAGATCGGAGAGATAACTAGGGAACATGGCTTTTCTCTTGTTAAGCATCATGTGCGATCCTGCACCATGTACCAGTTGAGAGAAGAAGATAAACTAGGCGCTTTATATCTCCTGTTCCATAAAATACACTCATGGTCAGCTGAACATGGATGCCCTCTTCTGACAGACGCTTGCAGGAGCATAATTCAGGGCAAGGCAGTATTTAGTGTTACTATCCCGGCCTCAGAGGCAATCAGGCTGGCACGGTCAATGACAGTCGTCTCCAGCGAGCTCGGTCGTCTTGGTCTCCCAACCATGTTGATAGATTGTCCACAGCCTCATCTAGATAAAAACCTAACCCCACTGCTTAAAGATGTTCTCTTTGACTCCCCTGAGTGGAGGCTCAAGAGCAACAGCTTGGACAGTGATTTCTTTAGCATCAAGAGGCTGAGTGGTCGAATCTTTGGAGTCAACGGTACAGTGGCTTACTCATACTATCCCCTAAGATCACTCTTCCACAATCGTCTTGTCCTCATCGTTGGGTCAGGACTAGGAGCTGCTGCCTATATTGCTCTGGAGTCAGGAAGTGTCGGAGTATATGGCCTTGATCTGACTAGAGATCTAGTAGATGGTTATGGCTTGGATATGCCTCCTTGCCCCTCAGTTGTAAGGAGAAGTAAGAACTGGAAGTTGTTCACGAGAATAATGGGTGGCCCACTTGGAGGGGGAGATCTTAATCATCTTGAAACCCAGACATTGCTGAGAAGAACCCTTGGGCCAGGAGCTCTAGTGGTGCTGGACATCAAGCTCTTTACCGGGTGGGACTTAGTTGCGGCAGTTAACTCCATAGTCAATATATGGGGAACAGTGGAGGTCTTGGTAAGATGGATTTCGAGCTTGGACAAAGCCAAGTACATCGTGGCTTTGTGCCACTTGTCGTTCATAGGCTGTCAGTCTTATTTGATATCCTCCTCAGACAACATGTGTGAGCTGATCGTGCATGCCACTGTAACAACCCCCGTGGAGTGGAGGTCAGGTGATTCAAAGTTGGTGCACATCCCTGAAACCAATATTGTTCCTTTCCCGAGACTTGAGCAAACATCATTGGACCGACAAGATCTCACCACTGCACTTGTTGGCCCTATTCAGCTATTGACAACGACCAACCAACTCGACGTTGCAGCTCGTATGGCACAGTTGCTCAGGGACTCA